CCGCCTGGTTCAGCGCGGAATTCTTGCGCAGGTACTCGTACGCCACATCGTACAGCGCGTTCGCGGCATGGGTCAGATGCGGCTCCGCATTCTCTTTCGGAACCACGTCCTTGAACGCCACCCACGGACCAATCGTGCCTCCGCACGTAGCAATCGCCGCAGTGCGCTCGATATAGTTGTCTGCAGTTCCCATCGTGTACCCGGCCACAGGCGTGCGTGTCGCCCGCGCCAGCGTCACCTGCCCCGATCCAATCCCCGCCCCCCGTGGGTAAATCCGCGAGATCAGGTCATACGAATCGGCAGTCCGGGTCAGCGACGTGATAAAGCAGATCGCGGTATTCGCCTCCGCCGCAATCGCGTCCACGATCCTCACCGCCCGCACGTTCGCAGTCGCCGTCATCGGATCGTTCCGCAACCACACGATCTTGCGCCCGGTTCCCAGCCGGAAATGCTCACCCGACTGTTCCGCCAGGGCGATCAGGACCTCCAGGCAGTTCTCGCCCTCAAACTCGTGGTACAGCAATCCCCCCGTCGAGGCGTATCCCGGCGCCGTCCCAAACGCCCATCCCGCCGGCAACTTTGCCCCCACCAATGCCAGCGCGTCATCCGTCTCCTCTGCGCCCCAGATGTACACCTCGGCCAAATCCACCGTCGTCAAGTCCGCGCTCGGCCGCACCCTCTGGATATACAGGCCGCCCGTCGGCTCCGGCGCCCAGTCGCGGCTCGGCGTGAATACGGCTGTCCCAGACCGCGCAAACATCGCCGTGCCCACGTGCGTGCCATCGGCAATCGTCTGTATCGACCATCCGCCCACCACCCCGGAATAGAACTGCTGGATTGCCGTGCCCGCGTTGCTGTTGACGCTGCCCCCGCCCTTGAACACCCACTCGATGTCCTTGAACCGCGTGTCGTGCGCCACATACACATAGTCGCCGGGGATATCGTCCAAGGGGGTGTGTAGTGCCAGCGCAAACGAGTCGTATGTTGCCGGATTGCCGTCGTAGGTCTCCGTCAGGTCCACGTCATCGCCGGGGTGCACGATGATCACCGACTGCGGCGACCCCTTCACATACTCCCAGATGTCCAGCACCCCGACGCTCTGGTACGTCAGCTCCCGCAACAGATCCGAGCCCGACACCGCGATCATCGTCGGGTCGCCAACCCGCACATCGATGCGGTCGATGATGCCCGCTCCCAGCTCCGTCACGACTTCGTTGACGATCCCATAGCAGCGCACGATTCGCTTGGGCTGCAGCAGCACCGACTGCGGGTCCGTGGCCGGCATCTCAAACGAGAACTCGCCCGCCCGATCCAACCTCGCCGTGCTCTGCCAGGCCGTCGCGGTGCGGATCGGCCCCGATCCAAACCGGACCCCGCTCAGGTTCTCGACATCAATCCAGATATTCACCGGCTATTCCCACGCATCGTAGAACGTCGCCTTGAACGTGCTCGCCGTGCCGCCCCCAGCGTATGTCACCGTGATCGTGCCCGCGCCCGGTGGAATGCTCAGCCAGTGGTCGCTCTTGTGGCTCGCTGTCAGCGCGAATGCGGCATAGTCCGCCACGCCGCCATTCAGCACCGTTCGCGCCCCGCAATCCACCACCAGCGCCGACCCCGCTCCCACGGTCCCGCCGTACTGCCACTCGCAGTCCCCGTACCCCACCTTCACCGACGTCAGCGCCGCACCCACTGCGCCCACCGTCACCACTACATCCGTCGCCGCCTGGTTGCCGCCATTGCTCACCGCCACCGCAGCTGCGGACGCCGGCAGCACCCCCGCGGTGTCATGCAGCGTTCCGTACCACGCCGACCACACCTGGAATTCCAGCGACAGCGGCTGGTGGTACAGTCCATCCGGCCCCCGTTGCTGGCCCACGCGCAGCAGCCGCGCCCACGACCACACCGTGCCGCCCCCGCCCGAGGCGACCAGGTACAGCGCCTGGCGCTGCCCCCGCATCCCCCGCAACTGCGCCACCGTCGCCACCAGCGTCGCCGTCGTTGGGTTCTCCGCCGTGCACTCCCACGTCACCGTATACGGATACTCCGTGTTCGCCGTGCCCGCTCCCCTGGCATCGAACGCCGCCCCGCCGGGCAGCATCGCCGTGGCCTCGAGTGTCCGCCCGGTGCCCACGTCGCCCGAGATCGCCCGATTCGGCAGCGTCACCGTTCCGAACTGAATCGGTCTGTGGCTCATGCTTGCCCCGCTGCGCGCATCGCCTGCAGGATGCCCGTCCTGGCCGCGCGCTCGATCCCGGACGCATCACCGTTCGCATAGATGTTGACTGTGATCGTTGGCGCCGCCCCTTTACCCACCGGTGTCACCGTCACCCTCTCCGGACCCGACTCTCCCACGCCAATCTTGGTGGGGCGGTTGAAAATCCCGTCCAGACCCCCGGCGTACCATCCCGTGACATCCTCACCCCGCGACCTCTGGTCCGTTCCGGGTGTCACATTCGGGAACGCGGCGCCGGGCGTCGCAACCGCACCTTCGATCCCCAACAAGTCCTTCAACCACTGCGGGATGTCGTTCTTGAGGTTGTTGAACCACGTAGTCACATCGGCCCATGCCGACTTCAATCCGTCCCAGATGCTATTGCCCACATTGTGGCCAAACTTTTGCAGCGCTTCGGTTACGTTCTTGTGCACCTGCTCCAGATCCACCCCGAGGATCGTCTTGCTGCCAAACACCAGGTTCTTGAAGTTGACAGTCAGCAAGTCCCAGGCGCCCTGCGCGATGTCTCCCCAACCCTTGCGCCACGTGTCCGTCCACTGCCCCTTGCTGATGCTTTCCAGGAGGCCGGTTAGCACCTCAATACCACCTGACCCAATCTTGGCCACGCCAGCCAGGGCCCCCGTGATATTCTTCCACAATTGCCCCGCCCACAGCGCGGCCTTGCCGCCAATATCCTCCCAGTCCAACTCTGGCTTCGCCTTTATAGTTGTGGGAATGTCACTGAGCTCCACCCCCAGCATTTGCGCCATTTGCAGGCGCTGCCATTCGGGCATCAGTGGCTCCGGGAACTGGAATATGAGGCCTAGCTTCACCACCGCATCCCACGCAACCGTCAGCGACTTACCAATATCCGCCAGTGCTACCTCCGTAGTCGTCTTCAGCCCCGGCAATTCGGCCCTGATCCCCTCGGTCAGGCCAGCGGCAAACGGCTTCGCTACGTCGTCCCGCACCTTCGGCCATTCCGTCTTGATCCAGTCCCAGGCCCCCTGCAGCGCCCCAACAATCCCGCCCTCGCGCTCGATCGGGATGTCATTCAACGACACCCCGAGCGCATCCGCCATCGACTTGCGCTCGGCATCGCTATACTTGGGCTTGCCCAGCACAACGTCCAGCCCCCCGGTAGCCAGCGGCTTCAGAATATCATCCCGCACCCCCGGCCACGTATCCGCGAACCACCCCTGGGCATCCTCGAAAGCGCCCGTCAGCCACGTCTTTGCCTTCGGCCAGTTCTGGTCCACCCACGTCTTCACTCCAGACAAGGCATCCCGAATCCCCAGAAAGTTCGTCGCGTATGCCACACCCAGCCCGGCGACGGCTGCCAACACGAGCCCGATGGGCGACAGCAGCCCGCCCAGCAGGGTCGCGAACGTACCCAGCACCATCAGCACCGGCCCAAGTACCACCCCAATCCCGGCGAATGCCAGCCCCAGCTTGAGCGTCTTGTCATCCAGACCGCGCACCCAGTTGATGGCCGGTCGAATGTACCGGTCGATCAACTGTCGCAGCGGAGGCATGAGCCGGTTGCCAATGGTAATTGACAATGCGGTCAGCGTGTTCTTCAGATTCGCCCACTCCGCGCTAAAGCTGCGAGTCTGAATCTCGAACGCTCGCTGCGTCGCGCCCGCTGCGACCCCCATGGTCTTCAGGTCCGCCGTGAACGGCTTCATCTCGCCGCGGGTCAGCGCGAGCGCGCCCTTGAGGGCTCGGCTCTCGGGAAATATCGCAGCCAACGCCTCAGCGTTCCCGCCCGCCTTAGCCGTGAGGTCCGCCATGACCCCCGCCAATCCCTTAGTCTGGATCGCGGTAGCCGACAGGTTGATGCCCAGCGCATTGGCCGCCTTCTTGGCTCCGTCAGCGGGCGAAATGAACGAGAGCAAGACTCGATTGAGCGCCGTTGCCGCTTCCGGCGCGCTGATCCCGGCCTTGGTCAGTGTCGCGAACGCCGCGCCCACTTCCTCAATCGGCACCTTCGCGACAGCCGCGCTGCTGATCACGTCCCCCAGGTTCGTGGCCAGGTCAGCGAACGTGAGCACGCCCACATCCACGGTCTTGAACAGCACATCGCTAACCCGCGCCGCCTCCGTCGCCGGCATCACGTATGCGTTCAGCACGCCCATGATCGCCCGCGCCGCCGTCTGCGTGTCGGAGAGTCCAGCGCTCGCCGCCTTGGTCGAGACCCCGAGCACGTTCATGGCGTCGGCCCCAAAAAAGCCGCTGGACTGGATGTCGTAGAATGCCCGGGCCAATCCCGACGCCGTGTCCGTAGTCTTCGTCAGGTCGGTGGACATCTTGACAAAGGTAGCGGACAGCAGTCCGATGTTCTCGTCCGTGTCCTTGCTGATGCTCTGGATGTTACGCATCTCGCGATCCAGCTCCGACGTCGCCTTGACCGCCGCCCCGCCGATGCCCAGCAGTGGCACCGTCAGCCCCAGCGTAGCCTTTGCGCCGACGCTCTGCATCGTCGCGCCCGCATTCATCAGCTTGGTTTCCGTCGTCGCCAACCCCGCGTTGAGCGACGTCAGATCCGCCCCGATCTTTACGAACAGACTCGCAATCTGCTCAGCTGCCATCAGTCACTCGCGACTTTCTGCCCCCGGAATACCGCTAACCCCTCAGCCACTTCCCCCAGGTCCAAACTGTCCACATACTCCAGCGTCCAGCCCTGCATCCGCTCCGCCAACAACCACCGCAACGCCGGCCACGGCACGTCCTGGTTGAACCTCAGCCCGACGTAGGTGGCCTTGGCGAGTTTTTTGAGCTGGTCAGCTTGGCGTTCAGATGCTGCACCGCCTCCCCCACCAGATTCAGCAAGTCCCCCAGATCCAGGGCCGGGTACGCCGCCGGGTCGCTCGGCGCGCCCTCAAACTCCCACGACTCGATCATGCGCGCGCACACCTTTACCGAGTCGTCATACCCCAGCTCAACCCCCGCCATGCCCCGCACCGTCTGCACAATGTCCCAGTTCTCTCGCGCCGGCAGGTACGCCTTGAACGTCACCTGCTTGCCTCCGATGATCGGCATCTCACCCTCCTTGTGATCGGGGCGGAGCTCCCACCCCGCCCCGTCGGCTCTAGTACGTCGCTTCCGTCACCAGCGAGCTGAATTGAATCGTCGCCTTGACCGTGATGCCGTCGTCGAACGGCATGTCGATGTTGCGGCTTTTCAACAGCGCTCGCGTCCACGTCCACTTCGGAGAACCGGTCGCCGTGCCCTTCGGCGCCACGATCAGCGTCCCCGCAGTCCCCGGCGCGATCCCCGCCCACACCGTGGTCGTGGCGCCGTCGTAGAACAGCTCCAGGTCGAGCGAGCCGTCCCTGAGCGTGTTGATGTAGTAGTGGAAGGTGTCGTCCGCTGCCGTCAGGTCGATGGTGTTGCCCTCGTCCTTCACCGATACCTTGGTGAAATCCGGACTCAGGTCCACCCCGGCCAGCGTCAGGAACACATCCTTCCCCGAGATTCTGCCCGTATTCGTCATGGGTACCTCCCTATGCTTCTGCCAGTCGGATTCGATACAGCGCGCCGCGGTGCCACCACAACTGGCCCGCGGTGTCGTCCACATAGGCAACGTCAGACTCGCGAGTCGTCCAATAGTTGCCAAACCCGGTCACCGTCAGGACCGTGCCGTGGAGCAGGGTATCCACGAGTCCATCGATCACCCCTGCGTCTTTCGGCCCCACCGATGACACCGCCTTGATCTGGTACCATAGCGTGAGCGCACGTCTGGGCGAGCTGTTGTCGTCGCCCCCCGCCTGGTGGTTGAACACAACAAAGTGTGTTCCCGCCCCCTGCGGTGCCACAGAGTCATAGATCGCCGTGCCGCCCATGTACGATACCAACGCCGACCCGGCCGCGAGAGCCGAGTACAGTGCCGTCCCAATGGCCCCGAATGTGTCAGCCAAGGTTGAACGCCTCCGGCTTGCTGACCTTGATCGAGTTCTTCAGCGCGCCCGTCCGCACCGGCGCGTACGCCTTCGCAATCCCCTCCGCGTCGTGCGCGATCTTGTCGATGAACGTGTCCATCGCCTCCAGGTTGGCGATCTGTCCCATCCCCTCTTTCATCGGCCCCCGCACCGCCTCCACCGCCGGCGTCATAAACGGATGCGGCGCCATGTACCTCGTCCCAAACTCCTGGTACACGCCGTACTTGACGCCATCGTGCAGTATCCGCGTCGGCTCGCCCTTGCACTTTTCCAGCAGCTCCAGCAGCCGCGCCATCTCGGTCACGATCACAACGCTCATGCCGCCCTCTGCAACTCCACCCGCGTCCCCACCAACTCCGAGTCACTTGTGTTGATCTGAACCACCTGGTACGTCAGCCCCTTGTGGATCACCCGATCCGTGAGGGCCACGGTCTGGTCATGCGCCACCGTCAGCATCCACGTATAGCCCTCTCGCATCTGGCTCAGCGTCACGCCCTGAAAGCGCTGCGTGATCACGTGCGCCATCCGGCACGGGATCGCCGTGCCCCTGGCCGTCCACGCCTCCGTCCACCCGCCCGCGCCATCGCTCGTGCGCGCCATCGAGTCGATCTCGCACGTGTCCGGCAGATGCGCCTCCAGGTGGTCGCGCATCGCCGAGAGCTCACTCGCGGTCAAAATCGCCATTGCGCCATGCCCTCACCGTCACCGGCTGCGCCTGTGCATCCAACATCTGGGCCATCATCTGGCAGTGCTTGAACCAGTCCGACCGGCTCAGCCGGTGCCCGTCCGCCTCGAACGAGTAGTACGCCGCCACGTTGCCCGCCTGCATCCGCCACGCATCCGCCGCCGCCGCCGCCAAGTCGTACGCGTACCCCGTCAGGTACAGCGCCGTCCCCACCTGGTCGGCGACCATCGTCACGATGCCGCGGATATAGTCAGCGGTATAGTCCGCCGTCCCACGCTGAGCGCCCGCCGAGTCCTCGATCTGGAAGCAGGCCGTGCCCGACTCCAGGTTGCGGAACCGGGAGTGATAGGTCTTGTACACCGTCGTCGTGCCCGACGTGTACGTCGTCTCCATCTCCAGCGGCTCCCGCCACACCCGCGTCTGGTGCGGGTCGATGATGTCCTGGGCCTGGAGCCCGGACCACGTCGCCGCAGCCGCGTCGTTGACCAGCAATCGCCAGCGCGTGATCAGATCCACCATGCCCGCCCGCACCCCGCCGCTGGCTGGCGTTCCGGTCCCTGTGCCAGTGGTCATTACGCCACCACCTCCGTGTCAGGGTTCGTAAAGTTCCACCCCGACTTTGCACGCCACACGTAGTACGTCCCCGCGTCCAGGTAGAACGTCACCACTCCGAGGTCGTTCGTCGTCCCACTCGCAACGATCCCCGTCCCATCGCTCGCCGTCGTCACCCATACATCCGCCTGGCCGATTGGCGTGCCGCCTACGCTGGACGTCAGGGTGTACGTGAACGTGATCGCGCCCGACCCCAGCGTCTGCACATGGTCGATCTGGTCACTCAGCGTCTCCAGTGTGTCTGCGTCCGCGCCAACCCTGGCAATCTGCGTGGCTCCGGTGTCAGCGCTCTTGATCGGGTAGGCCGTGCTCTCGTCAAACTTGCCCGCTGTGATCGCATCGTCGGCCAGGGTCATCGCCGCGCCCGCCGCCACGTCCTGGAGGTCACTCACACGCTTGGTGTCAGACACGTCCGTTGCCACAACGCTCGCCGTGGCGATACCCCCGATGGTCGCGGTCAGGTACATCTCGACGCAATCCCCCGCCGTCAATGCGGGCAGTGTCACTGACCACTTGTACGGGTTCGAGCCAGTGATCGTGACTGCGGCACCATTGGCAACGCCGTTGACATACAGAGCGCCAACCGGCCCCACCGTCGGCGCAATCAGTGCACCCGTGTGGTCGGTACAGGTGATTAGCCCTGCCCAGACCTGTCCAGATTTGACCATCTATGCCCCCTCGTGCGCCTCCAGGGCGCATCGCAGACACTTATCGCCGTCCCAATAGTCGTCGCTATCCACCCAGTAGCCGCAGATTGGGCACTTCATTTTACGATCTCCCCGACTGGCTTGTCTTCAATCGGCTGTTCTTCGACCGGCTTCACGTCTGCCTTCGGTTCGTCCACGTCCGTCCCCGCCAGACTCCATGCCGGATTCCATTTCTTCACAAGTGCCTCCAGGTTCTCACCCGTCGTCTTGTGCGTATCAATCGGCGCTTCCTTGGCGGTCGAGAGCCACGACGTGAGCGCAGGCTTGGCGACCATCGTGGCCTTCAGTTCGGGGAACCGCTCTTCGGCCTGGCTCACCTGCACGATCTGGATGGCCTTCGTAGCGGGCAGCGCGGCGATGGCGTCGAGTTGCGCCTTAGTGCCGGAAACCAAGTAAATGCCCCAGTCCTGCTGTTGTGCGCACAGGACGTAGCCGTGGTAGGGCGTTGCCTCCGCGTCGAGTTCCGGCACGCCGCCTGTGGTGTGGATTAGCGCGAAACATCTCATGCTGCCTCCTAAAGTTGGTTGAGGGACTCGAATTCCCCCAGCGAGCCAGTAGGCCAATCTTCAAAATTCCCGAACTTGTTGCCGCCATACGTGTTGAAGATGCTCACATAGTTCCCCGTCAGCACATTCGTAGTGCCCGACGCAATCAGCGTTACCACACCCGCGTCGGTTCTGTGGTACAGCCTCCAGGCGTTGCCCATCACATGCAGCCCCAGCCAGTCGTCCGCCGTAAAGCCTTTCGCTGCCGTGCCCAGAGCCGCATACGCGCCCGCGACACACTCGTCAATCTTGACGTTCGTACCGTCCATGTAGGCGATGATGAAATTGGCAGGCGCAGCGGGGTTGTCCAAACGTACAGCCAAGCCCCCTTGCGTTCTCGCGACGAGGGTGTTGATCTGCTGCCAGCGGAAGGTATCCGCCCGTCCAGCGTCGATGTTGGTGAACAGGGAGGAGAGGGTGAGGGTCGCGAGTGACAGATCGTCACCATAGCACGAGAAACTGGTATCGGAACCATATGCCCGCTTGATCCCCCAAGTGGGATTTGCCGAGGTGTTGCGTACCACTACTCGGTATTGTGTCCACGTTGTGCCCGGTGCGACCGGGTTGAGGTTCGTGAGGTCGCGGTGAAACGAAATGAACTTACTAGCGGCAGCGTAGAACCATCCCGTCATCATCGCCCAAACCCCGGCTCCAACGGCTGGGGCTTGGCTAATGGCGGCATAGTTGCCAAGTGCGTCTATATCGAACCGAACAGAGTATGTTCCGCCATGTTTGACGGTGTCCTCTCGGTTTATTGAACTGGTGCCCTCTTTTCCCTCAGTCCAACTCGTCAGGTTGGTTGCGCTGTCCCAATTTTCCAGGCCACCATCCGTCAGTTTTTCTGTAGCCGTCGGCGTCCCCACTGCCTTGTTCCCGCTGACCACCCACACCCCAGCGTCGTACACCCACACCTTCCCCGACCCGCCATTGGCCTCGGCGTGACCCAAGCCGTCAGTTGACCCCAGCGCACCGTCGGCGCGGACGAACGAGTCCGAGCAAATCGGAGCATTAAGTATCAAAGACGCGGGGATTTTGATTCCCTTACCCATTTGACAAACCTCCGACCCGATGCGAGAACTCAAGGCAACGGGACAATGGACGAATGTAGCACTTGGCGCACGCTATGGTGTCAGCGCCGTGCTTGTCGGGCTGATTGTGCGGAACCTTGCGTGGGTCAACCAACGGTGAACACACTTGTCGCACTCCCAACGCCAACGGCGGGATACGCTGCCGCTGTACCCACTGTGGTCATAAAAAGAAGCGACCACTTGCTGAATGCACCCCCGCGTATGTACCAGAACGTGCCCGTCCCCCGCATGGTAGAGATAACCTCATAGGGCACGGCAGTATAGGCTCCAACGGCAAAGGCCGTGCCGCCATTCGCGACGATATTGAGCACGCCAGCCGCTGCGAAGCTCAGATAGTCGGTGATTGCCCCAGACGTGTTCGCATCCCAGCCCAGATTGATGATGCCGTTCGTGTCCGATGGCGTGACGCGCCAATACAGCGTTCGCCCAGCCGTGCGTGCCTGCAACTCGTACCGCACTGCATCATTGACAGCTGCGCCCGTGGCAAAGTTCAGGACGCCGCCGATGGTGCTGATTTTCCCGTTTGAGTCCACGACCGTCCGCACGCCGGGTCCTGGCTCTGCGTTCGTACCGTTCACTGAACCGGCACCTCGCGCCGTCGTGAACTCGTCGTTTAGGAGGTACGCGACGGTCGGGATGCTCAGCCTCGCCACAGATGGTCGAATCTCAGGCATCGCTCACCCCCAGGCTGCCCGTCAGCGGGCGCATCATCCCGCCCAGGGCAAAGTCGCAGAGACGCAGGATGCTCGTGGACGGACGCTGGATCATGGCTCCTCCCGCTCGACGTGCGCCGTGTGCAGCATCAGCCCCTCACCAGCGTCCCGTAGAACGCCTCGTACTCCCTGCCCATGCGCTCCAGCGTGCACTGCTCCGCCGCCCACGCCCTGGCGTTGTGCCCATACACAGCGCGCACCCCTGCATCATCCACCAGCGCCTGCAGCGCCCGCGCCAGCGCCTCCGGCTCTCGCGGCGGCACCAACACGCCCCGTGGCGGCTCGCCCGTGAGCTGCGCCCGTGGCCCACACACGTCCGACGCGATGCAGGCGAGTCCGCATGCCATCGCCTCGGTCAGGCACAGCCCCCACGTTTCCTCGTAGCAGCTCGGAAAGACAAAGACGTCGGATTGGCGCAGCTCGTCCCGCACCTGCTGCCTCGGCACGTGCGCCACCAGTGATGCGTTGAACCCAGTCAGCTTCAGCGCCGCCTTCAACACGTGCATGCCCTTGGTCGGGTACTCCGGCCAGGCGCTCGTGGTCACGATGCGCACGCCCTCATGCCTATCCGGGCTGGGCGAAAAGAACTCGGTATCGATTCCGTGCGGGATCACCGCGTCCACCCGCAGGCCGTGCCGCCTGTAGATGTCGGCGGTGTGTTCGTTGAACGCCACCACCGGCGACGCGTTCACGACCGGCAGCACCGACGCATCCGCGGGCCTGCCGTTGCAGTCCCCGTCACACCGACCCCTGACCGCCGCGCACGGCTGGTCGCCCTCCCGGAGTAGCATCCGCCCCGAGCAGAACGGCCAGTAGTCGTGCAGGCTCAGACAGTGCGGGATGCCCGCCTTTTGCGCCCACTGAAGCGGCGTCAGGTTCCAGCCCACGTGGATCGTGTGAAAGTGGATGATGTCCGGCTTGAACTGCGCATACCCGCGTATCGGGTCCAGGAACTCCAGCCTGACCTCGTGCCCGAGCCGCGTCAGCGCCTCCGCCTGGTCGCGGATCGCCGACTCCGCGCCCCCGCCCTGGCCCGGGTTGTAGTGAGCGACGAGAATCTTCATGCAGGCCTCGCCTGAATCTGCCACATATCGCCCGCCTGGTGCAGTTGCGGCAGCACGTAATAGTCCACACAGTTGAGGGTGCACGGCTGCGGCTTGCGGCTCACGTCCACCGTCCCATCCAACCAGTTGCCCAGGCTCGTCTCCGCCCAGAATGGCGACCTCAGCGTCGTCAGGCACGGCCACGCCTCGCCGTCCGGCGCCACCGTCAGGTGATTCACCCCGCCCTGGCACAGCAGGCCCTGCGCGAGCTTCTGGTCTAGATTGTCCATCCGCTCATGCGGCGAGACCGCGAACGGGATCCGCCGGACGCGCATCCACTCAATCACGCCCTGGCTCTGCTCCACGTTCGTTCCCACGTCGACCACGTTCGGCCCCACCGTGTAGCCCGCCTGCATCAGCATCTGCACCGTCGTCTTCCACCGCTGCTCGTAGCCACGCCAGCGCCCGACGCACTCCGGGTGCCAGCTCACATTGATGCTCACGAGGTTGCGCAGGCTGATCTCGCAAAGTCGCTCCAACTGGTCGAACGCCAGCCCGTTCGTGCTCAGCCCAAAGCGCGTCGTCGTGCAGGCACGGATCAGCTCCGGGATCCACGGCAGCAGCATCGGCTCGCCGCCAGCAATGTCGACCGTCTGCGGCTTGTCCCTCTGGATCGCCCGTACCCAATCGTCCAGCGTTCGCTCCGTCGCGTGCACCAGCTCCGGTCGCTGCAGCACCGTCTGCCGCACCCAGCAGTAGCTACACGCGTTCTGGCACCGCCAGGTCGGATTGATCAGATAGTGGCTCATATGGCCGTCACGCTGCCACTTCCAATCGCATCTTCCACTGCCGGATCTGGTTGCGCGTCAGCCACGGCGTCGGCGCGAATGCCTGTGCCATCTGCGGCCCGCTTTCCGGCGCGTCCACCAGCCAGCCCCCCGCCTTTGCCAGCTCCCACAGCTTCGTTCCCGGCTCCGGCGTGCACACCGTCACCTGTCGCCACTGCACGAGGCCTCCACGCGCGGCCTCTTCCAGCCGCCCTTCCGTGTACGCCAGATCCGCTTCCGTTTCCTGGTAGTTTCCCACCATCAGGAACAGCCAGTTCCCGATCCCCACTTCCTTCGCCAGCCTCAGCGTGTGCCAAATGTCCGCCTCCGTCGTCCCCTTCTGGATCGCATCCAGAACCGCTTCGCTGAACGACTCCACCCCCCACATGATCGCCCGGCACCCGGCGCGGTGCATGGCCTCGAGCACGTCCCGCGTCAGCTTGGTCGTGCATCGTCCCTGGCACTTCCACGTCAGGTCCAGCGGCGCCACCGCCGAGCAGGCCGCGGTGAGCCACGCGTTCTGCTTGCCGCCCAGCCCCACGAGCTCATCGTCGTACACAAACACCGACTTGACGCCCATCGTCTTCAGAATGCCCATGTCCTGGGCGATGGCCTCGACCGGCCGGTAGCGGATGCGCTGGTGGCCGAACACCGGGTTCCCACAGAAGATGCACGAGTGCGGGCAGCCCCGGCTCCACATCGCAATGCCCTCCGGATGCCCGACCTTGGGCAGGTTGCCGTAGTACGACGTCGGCTTGGGCTCATGCTTCGACCACATCGGCCCCGGAATCAGCTCAATCGGCATGGGCTTGCCCGCGACGATCCCGCGCTCGCAGCCCCCAAACACCGCTGCCACGTTGCCCTCGCACTCGCCCACCACCACCGCGTCCGCGCCCAGCTCCATCACCGACTCTGGCGCCACGGTCGCGTGCGGCCCGCCCACCACGATCCGGCGGTCGAACCCAATCTGCCGCAGGCTCGCGATCACGTCCCCGACCCCGCGCCGGTTGTGCGTCGTGCACGTGAGCCCCACCGCATCCGGCCAGCGCTCCCGTTGCGTGCCGTAGGCCGCGCGCAGTCCCGCCGGCGTCGCCCCCATGGCCTCGAGATCCCACACCTCAGCCGTGTGCCCGGCCCGCTCCAGCACCGCGGCCAGAATCGGAAGGCCGAGTGCGGGGTTCATGCGATAGTGCACATTGGCGTAGTGATGAACCATCGGATTCAAGAGCTGGATCTTCACGCCGTCGCCGCCTTCAGGTCGACCATCTGCAGCTCGCCGCCCACGTGCACGTTCGCGTCGATCTCTTCCAGCACCGGCTTCCAGTACGTCTGCGCCACGCGGTCGGCATCGTACGCCAGGGCGCCATCGCGGGCGCGCTCGCGGTTCCTGGGCCAGTCCTTCTGCATCCACGCCGCTTCGAGGGACTGCTCGATCTCCGGGATGTTCGGCACAAACTGCCATGCCGCCTGCGGCGTCCAGAACGGCTGCCCCTTGACCTTCCAGCCCGCGAACGTCAGCTCCGGCATGGCCGTGTTGTCGCCCACGATCACCGGCGTCCCGCAGGCCTGCGCCTCGACAATCGGGATGCCAAACCCCTCGCCGTAGCTCGGGTTCAGCAGCACGTTCGCCGCGTTGTACACGTTCACCATGAACGCATCCGGATACCCGATGGTGGTATAGTACGGGTCGGCCAGCATCACCGACTTGTCCGGGACCTTGAGTTGCTGCAGGAGCTCGGGGATGTTGACGCCCTGCATCTCCGGCGTCGGCCACGTGTGCAGGTACAGCAGCGAGTCCGGATGCCGCTCGACGAACTGCTTCCACGCCCACAGCACCTCTGGGAACGCCTTTCGGCTCGGCGCGCCCTTGTTCGCAGCGACCATGATGGCAATGAACGCCGTCTCGCTCCACTTCAGCGCCTTCCGGCAGGCCTCGCGCTCCAGCGGGCGATAGACCTTGGTGTCCACGCCGTGCGGCACATAGCGCGGGTCGAACCCGGCCTCTTTCAGCTTCGCCTCTCCAAACTTGGAGTAGGCGATCGGCTGCCATGCGGGAGCCAGCGCCGCCTTGACCGGCAGCGGGCAGGGATCGTGGTCAATCGGCAGCCACGGGCACCACCTGACCCGGCTCGTGACCTCCGGGCTCAGCACCCACGCGTCCATGAGCGTGATCACGATGTCCGACTTGCTGTGCACCGCGTGGGCCGCCAGGATGTCGTTGCCCCACGGGTTCATGCCAGACGGCAAGCACTTGGTCTTGTCGTCCAGGTTCAGCACGCCGCCTGCGAGTCCATAGAAGTTGCTCAGCGTGACCTCGTGCCCCAGCGCCTGGATGCGCGGCACGAATAGCTTGGTCTGGTTGCCGTAGCCCGTGCTGGCCCAAGGTGCGTTGCTGTGCCACAGAATCTTCATGCTCCCTCCTCTGCATGAACAGCCTCCACGAGCGGCTGGCAGGGGGCGGAGGCCTCCCCTCTTCGGTTGCGCAACCTAGCCAGCCGCTTCACCATTGCCTACGCTCCGACGCCGTGCACGTACTCAAAGTGCACGCTGAACGGATGCGCCACCGTGCCGGTCTCGTCATAGTCCACGACCAGCCACTGCCCCGCGGTCATCGTGCCCTCGCTGATCACCAGCGGGTACAGCGTCGCCACGGCCCAGCCCGGCGCCGTCCCGGTCGCCACGATCGCCGTCCCGAGCTGCACCGCCATCGCCGTCTCCGCCGTGCCCGACGTGCCGCCGTTGAACAGGCCCACCTGGAAGTAGTTCGCGCTGCCGGCGGCAAGGGTCACATGCGGCACCACCCACGCCCGGAGAATCTCGATCTTCGAGACCTCCGCCGGCACTCGCCAGATCGGGATCGCCGCGTCTGCCGTCGGATCGCTCAGGCAGACGGTTACGGACTTCACATTGTCATAGTTGAACATGTTGTCTCACCTCCCCCTAACTCGTCGGGGTCGTGATGTCCGTGAGGATCTGGACACCGTAGGTTGGCCGCCACACGCCATGCGCGTAAAGCGCGGTCAGGTTCAGCTCCCACGCGCGCTTGCTGGCGTCGCGCTCCGGCTCCAGCCGCAAGTCGCGGCGGATGTCGAACGCGATCGCGGCGGGATTGAACACCGCCCCGTAGGCGTCGGTTCCGCTCACCTCGCAGTTCGCGCTGACGTAGATGCCATCCAACCCGCCCACGTTGCTCACCCAGAACGACCGCATCACCTCGTCCTGGAACTGTGGCGCGTTCACCACCGAGCTACCGGCGACCGAGGCCGCCTTCCCCAGGTCGTGCCACTGGTACGGATGCAGCACGCAGTAGTACGGCCGCGGGACCGAGTTCTTCCTGAGGATGCTCATGGCCGCGTACAGGTAGCCCCAGATCATGGTGGTACCCGACGCGCCCACGGTCCCGCCGGTCAGTGCGTTGAAGTTGCCCAGGATGTCCGAGTCGATCTTGGTCGCCGCGCCAGCGCCCAGCTCGGTCGCCGCATCCTGGCGCGCGTTCTGCGGGTCCGTCTCGATCCGGCGGTCGGTGAGGATCACCTGCGCCATGATCTCGCCCGGGGTCAGAGTCGCCAGCGCGTTCTTGTCCATTCGGGTCGGCAGCGCAAAGTCATCCGTCTCCGCCACGCTCACCGGCGTGATCGTCGGGTACGTGGTGAGGGTTCGGGTCTGATCCCCGTTCCCGTCGGTAAAGACGCGCACCAGGCGCGTGGCGATGTTCTGCTCTCGCGCCACGAACACCGCGTCCTCGTAGATGTTCGCAAAGTAGCTGTTCAGATCAGCTACCCTCGAGTCTCCCGTGGTCATGTTTCACCTCTCATTGTTCCTTGAGCGTCGGACGGTACACGCCCCCTCCCCGGTTCGCATTCCCCAGAATCGAGGCGCCCCGCCCGAACAGTCTCTCTCTCCGGTCGGCGTCCGTCTCGCCCTGCGCGCCCCCGCGCGCCGGGTTCGTCGCGCCGACATTGCTCCTGCCCAGCAGGTACGGCTTGCCCTTGGCGATGCCGTCCAGCTCCTGGGCCACGCCCTCCACCGCGCCGGCGTCACTGACCTTGACCTTGGCCAGGTCGATCAGCCGGTAGGCGTCGGACGGGTCCACAAAGCCGAGCTTGCTCGCCTCGGCCACCACAGCGCTCCGGATCAGCAGCTCCGTTCGCTCCTGGCTCAGTCTCGCGTTCTGTTCCTGGAGCCCTGCCGCCTTCTCCATCGCCTTCTGCAGCTCCGTCTTCTGTGCGTCTTGCGTCTCCTGCCACTTGGCCGCCGCTGTCTTGAGCGTGTCATAGTCCGCATACTTGCCCCGCTCGCGTTCGAGGCGTTCCTTGACGATGCGGTCTACATCGGCCTGGCTGAACTTGGTCGCGCCCTGGGCGTCTCCGGTTTTGTCCGGGTCGGAGCCCGTGCCCGTCTGCGCGCCTGCCGCCTGCTGAGTCTCGTCTTCCGTACTCATGTCACCCCTCCGCGTTGAACCGGGCGCGTCCCGTCGATTCGCCTATTGTGTCACCGGCGCCAGCAGGTCCTTCAAGCTGGCCTCCGAGAACATCCGTCCCCACTTGTCGCTGGTCGATTCCCTGCTCAACTGCGAGAACTCGAACTTGCCCGCCTTCCACGCGTCGAACTTGCCCGGCCCCATGAGCTGCCGCTGCTCGGCCTCACCCAGCCCCTTGAACCAATCCTGTCCGCTCTGGATCTCCGGCCGCGTCTCCGGCACATTCAGCCCCAGCTCCGCCATGCTCACCGTCTCCGGCACCATCGCGCAGCGCCCGTTCGGGTGATCATCCAGCGTCTCGTCCAGCGTGTGCAGCGTCCCGTGCTGCGCCACACAGCTCATGCAGACCCGGTTGTCCAGTTGTGCGAACCACCGCCAGCCCTTGACCACGCTGGGATTGTTGCGGTAGCTCGCCCACGTCGCCATCCGGTAGGCCCGCAGCATCTCCGTCCGAGAGATCGTCAGCGCCCGCGTCAGCGGCACTCCGAACTCTCGCCGGATCAGCGCGCCCACCTCGAGCGGGTTGTCGCCTCGCAGCAAGCCCTCGACCAGCGCGTCCCCAATTCCCTTGGCCGCGTCCGCTCCGAACGTCTGCAAGACCCCGTTCAGCGGCGACGATTCCTGCAAGGCTCCCACCATCGCCCGGATCGCGTCCTTGGGCATCTGGTCGAACGTCGCGAACAGTTGCCCGCGCATCGGCTCCGGGATGCCCTCCAGCGACGCCTGCACCATCGCCGTCGAGTCCGCGATGGCCTTCTCCGCCGCTGCCTGCTGCGCCCTTGCGACCTCGTCCTCCAGGATCGCCGCGTACTGTTGCATCTCCGACTGCGTGTCCGCGATCAGCCTCTGATAGCGCACGGACCGGAACAGCTCCGCCTTCGTGATCGGCTGCCCGTCCGCCATCGCCGTCCCCAGCTCCGCCATCAGCGCGTCCACTTCCCCTTGCAGCTTGCCGTAGATGCGCGTGTACGCGTCCAGGAGGCGCTGCGCCGCCGCCGCTTCCTCAGCCGCAATATCGGCCTGGAACTGTGCGATGATGGCTTGAATGGGCTCAGGCATTGCGTTGCGTCTCAAACTGTCGCAGTAGCAGAGCGCCGATGTTGCCCGATGCCGCTTCCTCAGCCTGGATGCGCTCGCCCTCTGTCTGTTGGTCGAGCCCGCGCCGCGCCCGCACCGTCTCCTGCGACGCCAGCTTATAGTCCAGCTCGAACTTGTCCCGCGTCATCTCGGCCTGCTCGTCCTCCGGCAGCGGGTCCTGCCAGTGCAGCGCCGTGATGCGCTCCGGCCCGTGCCCGCCCAACTCGCACAATCGCCGGTTCAGCTCCACCAGCAGATCGCCATACGTGCATCGCTTGACGCCCGTCTTTTCCAGCAAGTCGCCATAAAGCACCTTGAGCGCAAACCCACTGAGCGCGCCCACGTTCACCTGCGCCGGGTCCATCCTCGGCACGCGCGCGCTCGCCAGGAACCCGTTCCGCAGCTCGCGCAGGAACTCCAGGCTCGATCCCAGGTCGCTCTGCATCTCCAGGTTGTGCAGCTCGCCCTTGTCGTTCTTGAGCAGCAGCACGTCGTCCGCGCCGATCTCAATGTCCGTCTTGCCGATGCCCTTGCCCCACGTCTTCGGATGCGCGTGGTAGCGCAGAACCCGGAGCACGTTCGACGCGGTAAAGTTCACCCCGTCTTGCAGCGACAGATCCTCGAGGTCGCTCAGCCCGTAGAACTCGTGCGGGTTGACCAGATTCTGGCAGTCCACGATCGGCGGCCACGGCCAGCGCCACGCCGGCTTCCACTCGTCGCCGTCCGGCTCCCAGCGCCCGCCGCCCCTGGCGATCCAATTCGTGATGCCCCAGCGCCCGCCGTCATCGCGCTCAATATCCTGGCGCCGATTCACCGCGCGCCCATCCCGGCCCATCGCCGTGAACTGAATCCGGTACCGAAACACGTCCGCAATGTCATCATCCGAGTACGCCACCCGCACATAGGCGGGATCGAGCACCACCAGCCTGGGCACGCGCGGGCTGATCCCGTCCGGCACGATCTTGACGAACAGATGCCCGCACACGCCGCCGCTGAGCGCCATCTTGTTCATCAGCGTCATCTTGCGGTTACGTTGCCACACGTCGTCGATGTACTGCTCCGGCGGCGTGTCCGTACCCTCCTCCAGCTCAAAGTCCACGGGCTTGCCGAACAGAAACGAGGCGCCCTTGTCGACCACGATCCGCGCCAGGTTCATCACCACGTTATCGTCGGCCTGGCCCTGCTTCACCTTGAGCGGCCGCTTATGGTCGCCGTTGTAATAGCGCCAGTTCTGGTCGTACTGCGCCAGACGCTGTTGGTCGTCGTCCTGGACGCGCTGCTCGAACAGGATCGAGCTCAGGTCATTCGTGCGGTCTAGCATCGCCGCCTCACTGGTAAATGCTCTCCATCGTGTCCACCCCGTACTTGTCGACAGTTGCCCCCAATACGACGTACCTCAGCCCGTCCAATCGATGGAACGTCTTCTTGTCCTTGATCTCCTCAGTCGGTTGTCCGTCCTCGCCCATCTCGCGCGCATAGGTGCCCAGCTCGTCACGCAAATCCGCGCACGAATCAAACACGAACAGCCGCTTGGTTTTGAAAAGTTCGATCACCTTGTCGATGCCCGACTCTACGTCCGCTATGGGAGGCTCTTGTGCGGGTATCCCCTCCGCTTGCCAGTCCATACGTTGCTGCGTTTCCGACTTGGCGCCCAGGTGCCAGGTCAGCACGTTCAGCCCTGCGGCTTTCGCCTTGGCGTCGGCTACGTGCTGTCGCGTGCTCTTGCCACCCTCGAGCGATTCCCCGTAGGCATAGAACACGTTTGCGGCTGGATCGTGCGCCAGCCAGATCGCCGCTGTGTTGACTGCGCCGGGGTCGATGCCCACGTGACGCGGCCACTCCGCGGGCAAGTCGAAGGCATGGACCTTGTGCCCGCCCTTCTCTCGGTACTCGTCCGAGTAATCGCCGTAAATCTGACCAGCGGGGCGCGTGAACTGGCCCTTGTAGAACATGGCGAACTTCCACTCGGGCAGCTTCCCCTTCATTCGCTCGAACTCCGCGCGGGGGAAGGCTGGATTGACGATGCTGGCGAACTGGATCACTTCGATGCTCTTGTCGCCGGCGCGCCAGGGGTCGTAAATCTGTTGCTTGAGCCAGCCCATGTTGTAGGGTGTCGTGCCGATCAGGACACGCCCCTCCGCCAGGGAGAGCCGGCGCTGAATCGCTTCCCACGAGGCGAGCCGAAACTGATCCTGCCCGGCCTCGTCCAGGACAGCGGCTTTCGCCGTGGCGGATTCGAGCGACTCCGGGTGCGTCGCCGAGCCAAAGATGATCCGCGTCTTGCCGTCCCAGAATGTGAAGGCTCGATCCGCCGCATTCCACTCGCCCAGGTTCAGCGTTGCCGGGCCGAAGAACCGAAGGAACTCCGGCAACATCTTGAGCTTTAGCAGCGGGAAGGTAGACGTGACGGCTAGATAGTCGCCGTCGCCACGTTGCCGAATCTCCCGGTGCAACCACAACGGCTCGAAGCTGGTCTTTCCGCCCTGTGTTCCAGAGATGGCAGCCACGAAGCGCGCGTTGCTGACCCACGCCTTGCGCTGGCCCGCGTGCAGGTTGTACCGCAGCCCGCCCTTGCCGTTCCGGTCGACGTACTCCCACAGTGGCCTCATTCACCGTCCGGCTCGGAGACCCCAACCTCAATGAATTCGATAGGCTTGCCCGCGCTCGTCACGTCCAGCTTCTGCTCCGGGGTTGGCACCATGAATTGTGCCAAGGCTTTCCAGGCCGCGATCCTATCCGCTGGCCGCTTGGCAGTATGGACGATATCCAGGATGACTTTCGCCGCCCTTGCCAGCTCGCCCGCAGGAATAGCATCATGGAGCGCCTTGGCGCAGTCCTCCTCGGTTATCCGTGAGGGCCTGCCCGGGCCGCCACCGTTCCCCTTCGCAAAGCGCCCGTTATTCTCCCGTTCTGCCACCGTTTTTGCCCCGTTTATTCGGCTCCGCGATTACCCGGAGCACAACCTCGTTCCTCTTGCACTCCATGAGCATCGCAGCCGCTGCAATCGCCGTCTCTGGTAGATCGAGCGTCACGCGCAGTCCGCCATCGGCGAGGGTGCCCACGCGTGCGACTGTCGCGTAGAACTCGATGCGTTCGGCCACTTGCCCTCGTTGCTCCCCTCGTGCCCCGCCCCTCACGTGCGTTTCCGCATCGGGAGCATCAATGCCTATCCCACAACACAACAAAAAGCGCGAGGGCCGGTCTTTCGACCTTCCCTCGCGTTGTCCGCCTTGGGATGGATTTTCCCCAGGCCCTATTCGATTACGATCATTGTATCACAGTTTCGGCTGAGAGTCAACTGTGAAAATCAGCTCCACCCACGCCAGCCGCCCGTGCTGCCAGTGCTGTATCCAGTGGCGGCGACAGCCGGCCGGAGCGGCGTTGCGTTTGTCCCCCAGGCAGCGGGCCATGAACGTGGGTTCTCCGATGTCAAACTCGTTGCGGATGATGATCGTCTGACAGACGGGCGCGCCTGCATCGTCCAGTGTCACCGTCCCGAACGCTGGGTGCTCTGTCATTCCACCTCCACCCCTACCGCCTCGAATGCCTCTGCGCTGTTGCGGGCGTGCCACCGTCCCATCGCCGCGTCCCACGCGATCGGCGTATTCCCCGCTCGCAGTCTCACCGTCACGCCGTAGTCGCCCTCGCGCTTCTGCACGTACAGCTCTCTTACCCAGGCATCATTGATACCCAGCGCACGACACACGGCGTCCAGGACCGGCTTCACCACGCCGTCGATGTCGAGGATATTGAGCCGGTTCAGGGGCATTCTCAGCTCGATGGACGCGCTGAGTGGCGTGCGGCGGGCCACGCGAATGCCCTGATCCTCAGCCGCCCGTTTCACCGCGTTATCCGCCACAAGTGCCCAGGCCTTGGCATCGTCTGTCAGGAACATCCGCGCGCGCCCGGAGCCGTCCACCCCGAGCCGGTAGCGGTGGTTGGTGGAGCCGGGCCAGCCGGGGAGCGTCACAGAGAACCTCACGCCCCCACCGCCTGCCGCACGACTGCCGGATCCAGCCCCGCCACGTCGCACCAGAACTCGAGCCCGTCCGGGTCCGCCACCCAGCCCGTGAGCTCGGCCCGGATTCCTGCCGACAGCCTGCAGTGTTCCGGCTCCGTCAGCGCCCAGCGGGTGGCGACGGAGGCGGAGAGTACGCGGTGCCGCTGTGCGTGCCGCCAGTCCGTCACCGCCTCGGCAATCACAGCCAGGGCAATCGCGCGGGTCGGATCCTTGTAGTCGCCGTCCTCGTGCCTGCCAGAGGAGTAGGGTTCGCAGCGTGCTGTTGCCATGTCACTCCCCCCGCCAGGTCTTGACGTGCGGCCCTCACATTCGACTGGATATGGGGCGGTGGCGTGTTTGGATCGGGGCCGATGGTAGGCCGCCAGCCTCCGAGTCGCGCCTTCCGTGCATCCGCCAACGCCCCACCAGGGCCGAAACATGCCCTCCTGAACGCAGACAACTCCGCCTCCAGCATCCGCGCACGCGCACTATCGTTTCTCGCATCCCCCAGCGCCTGCATCAGCGTCTTGCAGCGCTCGCACTCCGACTCTCGCCCCAGTGCGGCGCAGATGCAGCCGCAGGCCAGGCCGAGCATGGCACTCGCCGGCACAATCAGTAGCAGCCAGAGCGGGTTCATTTCGCCTCCCGCCAGTTGTTGCACTTTTTGCATGTACTGGCGTCGACCGGCTTCCCCTTGCCCTTGCGCCAGCAGAGCGCCTGCACTGGCGCGCCCTTGCTCACGCGCCGCGCCTCCGAGCCATGGGTGCAGTTGGCGTGGGTGTGATCGACTGCTACGGGTTGGGGTTCGACGTGTGTGTCTTCCATCAGAACGCTGCCTCCGACTCAACATCTGTTTCGCCATGCTCACCTGGCGTTGGCAGCGCCTTGCGCATCAGTCCCTGCACAGTCCACTGGCTCATCGGCTCCGGCATGCACCCCTTCGCGGCCAGTTGTGCAGTCTCCTCATCCACGATGGTCATGCTGTAGATCGCGCCCTGGCCGAAAAGTCGTGTCATCGGCTGCACGCCCTCGCGTGCCGGCACATCCACTCGGACGAACGCGGTGCCCCCGACCGTCTGCTCCGACACTCGCCCAGCAATGCGTTGGTGCCCGAACAGCTCGACAATCGCCCACTCCTCGAAACGCTCTGTCATGTCTCCCTCCTCTGTACAAACTCCAGTACGCAGAGCGGCTACGCGCCCGGCTGTATCTATCCGTTTTACCAACCGCTTCCCACTCCTACGATTTCGTGCTTGATTTCAGGCCGTTTTACCCTTTACCATCCCTTAAGTTAAACTTTCCTGGTAAAACGGTAAAGCGTATTTTACCACCGTTTTACCTTAGCAGTAAAACGCCGGTAAAACGGTGGTAAAACGGTAAAGGCTCGCATCACTGCGTAACCCATGCCGGCGCATCCTTAGCTTCTACCGGCAGTCCATACATCCGCTCGTTTGTCTTGCTCCCGGGAATAGGGATTGAGCGTAACTTGTTTTGAGTCACCCCGATGGAGCAGGTCTTGCGAACCGTCGATAGAAGGTCTCCGGTCGCCTCCGCTATCGCCTCTGGCTTGAGCGCTCCGTGCTCCAGCGCCTTGACGATGCGTTGCATCACTGTCAGCTTTTCCACCAAGTCCACCTCGTCTATCAATGCCCCTTGCGTAACAGTTGCCGTCTTAGTGCTGCCATTCGGAAAGTCGAGAAACTCCCAGGTGAGGGCGACAGATTCCGGAACTCGCCCATCACTCAGCTTCACATTCCGGGCCGCCACTTTTTTGACCCCGCCGGTGTCGTGCCGCACATCCTCCGTCGTGCTGAGTTCTGTGATTGTCCGCGCCACGTTGAAAATGTAGACGCTGCCGAACATGTTGTGACGTTCCGGCCCCTCCATCCCCGTGCTCTTGCGTTTGTGGTGGGACTCCAAGGCGGGTACCCCCAGCTCTTGCACCCAGGCGTGGTGTCGGTTCGTCGTGTTAGAGTCCTCAATCGCCCCCAGAGGTGCCGATGCCATGCCCAGGGAGTCGATCATCAGAAGGCCGATCTTGAATCTGTCGATCTCGTCTTCTACCCAGCGCATATTGTCCCCGAGGCTCCCGGTAACTCGGCGCCAGTGGAATGGGATAGCCTCTCGCTCTTCTACGGGCAGGGTATCCGCACCTAGCCCGCGCATCACCGCCCACCATCGCTTGCGCTGGCGCTCCTCCTCGGCTTCCCAATCCAAGAACAGAACCGGTATCGGAGCTCGCAGTGGTTCGCCGGATCTGTCACCTATGCCCAGAGCCAGACGCAGCCCGATCCAAGTCATAAGGTACGACTTCGACGTTCCGCCCTCACCGAACAGAATGCTCACGCCGTCCGACTGGACATATGGATAGTACATCCATATCGGGGTGGTCATGTCTGGCTCTTTGGCCAGAAGCTTGATCGATGGCGTGCCTCGCCGGTACTCCCGCAAAAGGAGACGGGCGACGCCGTGCACAACATCATTCCAGTTTCCGGTCAGCTGCCCGTTGGCTTTGCTCAGTGACTCCGCGAGCTGGTCGAGGGTGCGATGCGCGTAGAGGTTGGTGCGAGTGATTAGGAGATCTCGCGGCTCGCGTGCGTCAATAGCGTCGTACCACGTCCAGAGCGCGTGTATGCCATCACGACTGCGCTCTACATCATCCACCTGGACGAGGACCTTCGACGTGGGATGCAGGATGCGGAACCGATCACCCCGCCGAGTCCACTCAAAGGGAGTAGGCTCGTCGAATAGCTCGCTCACGGCGCGTAGGCTCGTTGTGCCATGCGCCCGGCCTCGCTCAGCGCCCGGCGGCGCAAGGCGTGCTCTTTCACCACCTTGGCGTAGTAGACGCCGTGGATGTAGGTCGGCACGGCGTTCAGTAAGCCAATCAGGTAGGGCCAGCCCCCGCAGGTCTCAAGTTGCTGACGTTGGGAGAGCTTGTCCGTGACGAGCACATAGTCTACAGCGCCATTGTAGGTGTCCCAGGAATCGAGCATGGACTGGTAGATCATGCGGTGCGTTTCGAGAAAGAAGTGCGCCGGCGTCAGGATCCGCCGGATTTGCGGAAGGCACTCGCTCGCGCCGATCATAATCGAGCCAAGTACCGCCAGTTCCGCATCGATGTTCATCGACGGCAATACGGCGGGGTCACTCATCGGCTTGCTCCTTAAATGCGAAAAGCTCTACGGAATCGCCGTCGCTAGGATGGCCGAGCTTGGGGAAACAAGGCCGCGCCAGCGACTCCGTAGAGCCTTTCTCATTTCGTCACCATCCCTTCCCCTGTTTCCCCTATGCTCAGTATACCCGCAAACGCCCGCGTTGTCAAGCGGCAATCTGGCGCGCCTCACTTCCCCGCCCTCACTCCCCGCACCGTTGCGCTGTCCAAGTCCCAGATGTTCTGTCCGCAATCGAGCACCCGCGAGATCGCCAGCGCCAGCGCCATGTCGCAAATACCGCCATGCTCCAGCTCCCAGATGCACCGCGGCGAGACGTTGCACCGCGCCCCGAGCCTGGCCTGGGTCATGCCGTACAGCTCCCTGGCGCGACGGAGTGCGTTGGCGGGACGGCGCCTGCCGGTCATGGCTGGGACTCCAAGTACGGCAGCGCCCGGTACTGCGCCAAATCCGGCCAGTAGGCGATGAGATTATCCTTGCAGAACAGAGGCACCCCGGCCGCCGTCGCCGCCTCGATGATGTTGTCCACCCAACGGCGTTCGGGCTTGACTGCGCCTGGGCCTGTCATGGCTCCTATGATTGTCCACTCGATCCCCTTCAGGTGCTGCGGCAGCAAGTCGATTCCGTCAGTGAGGGGCTCAAAGCTGACGAACCTGTGCGCCACGTCCACGCGCCGGAGCTGGCCGATCCTGCGATAGTGCTCGACCGCGCCGGACTCGACCGACACGCCAAGCCAGAATCGCGCCGTGTCTGGAGGTGCGCCATAGTCGGGCACATCCACCCACATCCCTGGGTTGTAGAGATCGGGCCGTTTGGTCAAGAGCAGGTAGGTATGCTCTGGCGTGTTGCCAATGACGTATCCGACTCGTTCTTGCCAGTCAGGCAGCACGCCCGGGCTGAACAGGTCCCCCATGATGCACGTCAGAATGGTGGACGGCACCCGTACATTGAGCGGAGACAGTTTGGTGCGGTGCAACGTTGGCTCAAACCCGTTCTGGTACTTGGCCGGAAACCGCTGCACCATCCGCCTGGCCCAGCACCATTTGCATCCGTTCCTACAACCCGTGACCGGGGACCAATTATATGCGCCCGAACCGTCTGGATTCCGTGCCCACTCAATCCGGGTTCTATTCACGCTTTCTGCCTCCGCCTCGAAAGTGCCCGTCCAAGAACCTGCGGGGCCGACCCTTGGAGTCGTATCGCAGGAGGTGAGTGCCACACCCACACGCGCAAGTGATTTCGGGATTGACCTCACCAAAAGCGCGACGATCTGCGCGCTTGCGATGGTATTTCGCCATGCTACGCCGCCTCTGCCGTCGCTGGCTGCAACGGCCCACGTTTCAGGAGAGCCAGACGGAACTGCTCGCCCGTCTTCACTCCCTTGGCGTGGTTGCAGCGATTGCATGCGGGAACTACGTTGTCCCCCTCATTGCGTCCACCCCGAGACAGTGGGATCACGTGCTCTACCTCAAGCACACCATCACAGCCACAGTAGGCGCAGCGATGTTCGTAGCGTTCAAGTATCTCTGCCCACTCTTGGCTGGTAAGGTCGTGCGAAATTGACTCCGCTTTGTGGCGGGAACGATGGTGATTAACATAGCGGATGGTAGCCCTCGGAGTTGGCTCGGCTGGTTTGGGCGGTCTGATGAGCCAGGGTAGTGTCTCGCACGACAATCCGCATCCAGAACACTGGCTGAACCATGTTCCATTTCGCTGTTGAACATCCATTGGAGAACCACAGTCCGGACAGACGGCCAGCCTCCGGAGAGTGGCCAGAATTGTCGCGCCAATCCTAGAAGAAGAATCGCTCATCATGCTACGCCGCCTCGACCTGCATCTCGGACTGTCCCAGCGCCAGATGCCCGGCTCGCACAACCGCCGCCACGTCGCCGTTCCGTGTCGGCTCCTGAAGCCAGTGGATCACTGAGATCGCTTCGGCCTGAGTCATCGTTGTCGTGCTCTGGTGGCCGAGCAGGTACAGCAGCATCGCGTGCCGATCCGCATCCGTCGCGACCTTGGACGCGGCCAGCGCGGCAAACAGAGCGCCGCGCTGTGGCTCGGTCATGTCAGTATCCGCACTCTTGGGTTTGGTTTGGCGAATGATGCGAATCTCGGCCAGGACGCGGCCCTTGGCGTCCTGCAACACCGGCGCTGGCGCCGCTTGCTCGGGCTCGACTCCGGTCTCCCGCGCATCGTCCGCGTCCGGCTCGATCTCCTGGGGATCCCCAACCTCGCCCGTGCCCTGATTCACAACGCGCGCGGGCTTGGTGTTCGGATCTTCCCCCCACAGGTCATTGATCTTCTGCTCGCGCTCAGAATCAGACAGCGTATCGCAGAATTCCTGCGTCGCGTCCGCATCCACGGCCTCGGCGCCAGTGTCGCCATTGGGAGAGCACCCGGTCGCCAGCTCTGGGCAGGCGACGGTGAATCCGTGCCGCATGCAACCAGAGCGCAGCATCGCGCGTGGGAACTTGCCGTAGTTCGCTCGCACGTCCAGCCCGGCGCGCTTGGCATCTTCCATGCTGTAGCGCTCGATATGAATCAGGTGGCGCTTGCCCGCCCTGACGCTGTAGAACTCAATCACGCACACTTTTTCGTCACACTGCGCCAGCTCATAGTCATACCGCCCGCTGGCCTTGATGAGGCTGGCGAGCCCCTGCGCCGAAAGCGCCACCGTGGGCGGGTAGACCGTGCCATCCCGTCCCTTTGCCTGGATCACGTAGACGTTGCTCAGCGAGTAGATCGGATCCCAGCCGAGCGCCTGGCCTTTGATGATCTTGACCACGGCCTGCGCCGCGTTCTTGACGTCTGCGAAGTAGCCGCTCTCTGCCAGCACCTTGCCGAGCGCCATCGCCGTGCTCAATCCCTCGGACGTGAGCGCGGGCAGCCCCGGCGCGAGCCGCAATCCCTGGGCCTGATGCTTCACTACCTGTTCCATGTCATCCCTCCTCAGTCTCGTCGATCGGTCCCGCAAGCCACGCTCCGCCCGTGCGCATCACCGCCGCCGGCGCGCGCTGGTAGTGGGCCTCGAATGCCTCCATCACCTGCTCCCGTGTCATGGGGCTGCTATAGCCCATGTATCTTCCGGGCGGCAGCGTCACTACGGCAGCCTCGTCCAGTCGCGGTTGATCACCTCCACCAACCAGTCCACTGCAAACAGAACCACCGCGAACCCGATCACCAGCGCTACTAGCATCTCGATCACCTCCCGTCGGCATTCCGAGCCTCCGCTTCCCACTTCGCCCGAACCTCCGCCCGCGTGCTCAAATCCACCCTGATCTTCGCCGCCCAACAGTCGACGCACAGATCCGGCAATCCGCCCAGTCCAGGCTCGTGCGCGAGCACGCAGCCGCAGACGCGACATCGGGGCTTTGCGTTAGCTGCCATGTTCTGCAACAAACCGCTCGGCGGTTTCACGACTGAAGAAACTGGCCTGGTATCGCCCGCGCAGGTACACGATCCAGAGTCCGCCCTCTTTCGTGATCTGGTACATCTCAGGCCGCCTTCAGCGACGCCAGCAGCAGCTTGCGCTCACGCTCGGTGTACACGCACCAGTCCGGGTGCCCCATGTACCGATCCCCCCACGTGCACGCGGCCTGGTGGGAGCCAAACCGCCCGAACCACTTGCCGGTCGCCTGCTCGCGAATCACGAACCGTTCTGTCATGATGCTTTCTCCTCATGTTTGGCTGCCTGTCGCAGTCCCCGCTCGATGCGCACGATCCGCTCCCGGATGGCCCGAAGCGCGAACGCCCGCGGTGTGGTGCCTGCCGCCTTGGCTGCCCGCTCCAGGGCCTCGGTGTCGTGCGCGTCCAGGTGGATGATCACGCAGCCACCTGCTCCCGCTCCGTGTACCACTCCACCTGGTCGTCGAATCCGACTCCACCATCGCCGATGCGACTGCCGTTCTCTCCGTCCGGGCCATCCATCCAGAGGTTGAGCATCTCGCCGTCCGGCGTGGTGAAAATCTGGCGCTCGTAGTCCTGCGGGCCGCCATCCGCGTCCGACGCGACGAATTCGAGATTGTTGGCGTCTGCGACAACCAGGCAAGCGACTGCGGCATCTGGGCAGCCACTATCGAGCACGTCTGCGAGTGATTCCAGGGCTTGTGCGTTGAGTCTCTCGATCCACTGCTTGCGATTCATGGTAGCCTCCTTCTGTCGTTCTGGTTACAGCATAGCACAGATTCGGGGGAGAAACATGAGAATTGGTTAAGAATCAGATGAGAGAATTCTGGTTATCGACTCCCTGTCCTCCGGGAAGTTCAACGCGGCGAACTCCCCGTGAACGCGCACGGCCAGGACGTCGGAGGCGTGCGCCGCTGAAACGATATCGTCAAACGTCCCGCCATGATACTGGTGGCCCTTGCTTTTCCTCTTTGCTACCCAGGTCCCCGGTGTCATGCCGAGACCAACCCCCATATACCCGTTGGTGTTGTGACTTGGAAGTCCTCTCCGGTTACAGTTATTCTGAGCGACCGTGCACGGCCTCAGATTGGTGCGCTGATTGTCCAGCCCATCCCCGTTCTTATGGTCGGTGTGCGGGCTGTCCACTCCCGTGATGAATCGGTGCATGTACAGAATATTGCACCCCGCGTCCCGATGCGCCGCATACCAATACTTCTTGCTGACGTGCACCGCACACCACTTGCCCCGCGCCACAACCCTGTCGTACTGGTCATCGTCCACAAGCGCGACCCGGCCCTGGGTCAGCGGAATCTCTCTCATCGTGATGCCTCCAGGAAACACAAAACCCTGGGGTTGCTCGCCGCGTCAAGGCAGACTCTTGTTTGTGAGGACAAGACGCTGACGTGACGGGCAACCCCAGGGCTTCGTATCGTCTGCATTCGTCCTGTCCTCACGCTCACAGTATAGCATAGGTCAGGCGAAAAAGCAAGGGGCGGCGCGCCTGGTTGCCCAGACCAAGCGCGCCGTCTCGGGAGGGAGAAGCGCCGCAGGAGGAGGCGGCGCTGGCCAGGAAGTCAGGTTACAACCGCAGCGGATTCGATCCGATGGCCCGTCGCAGCAATTGGTAGACGGCCTGAGCAGAGCCGAATACAGTACCCCAGGACGCGGCAACCGCTGCCAGGACGCTAGTCATGTCTACTAGGACCGTGGTCGGATCGCCCGACCAGTGCACGGTCGGAATCTTGATCGGCCCCCCGAACAGCAGCGTATCCGCCACTGCCAGAATCAGGCTGACGGCCATCGTGAGCCACAAGGCCGCGACGCCATCAACCGTCCACTTGAGCTTGCGGATCACCCATACGATGATGACCGCAAGCACGCCGATGAGTAGGGGATTGCTCGCCATGTCACACCTCCGCCCCGCACCGGGGGGCAAATTCCATCCGCACGAACGTGAGCGCCACAACAAGGACACGTCACTGTGCACCTCCAAACTGGTCGAATTCGACCAGGTTAGACTTCCCATGCCCTGATTACGTCCGGCCCGTACAGGTCGACCCAACCCTTGCGCCCGACTCTCTCGTCGATGTTGTACGGCGGCTTCGAGAACGTCTTCACCAGTCCAACATGCGCATGCGCTCCCGTGCTGAGCGCGCCCGTGTCGCCCACATGCCCGATCACCTGCCCCATCGCTACGTCATCGCCGGCGCGCAGGTTCGGCTCCATCAACAGGTGGTAGATGCAGAACTCGACGCCCTGCTTGGGATCGTAGATGTAGACCTCCCAGCCCCGATCCTCTCTATGCCACACGAAATCAACCTTGCCGTCGAATGGCGCCAACACCAGCGCGCCCTTTGTGCCAGTCGTGCCGGGCCGCGCCAAGTCCGTGCCCTTGTGCCAGCCGTCCGCATAGGCGGGATCCTCATACCCAAATGGCCGCGTCACCACCCAGCCTTCGTGAGACGTGAACCACGGCCCCACAGTGAACTTTGCCACCTCAGTCCCCTCCTCTGCCATCGTCACCCGCAACGAGTCCAACAGCGCGGGCTTGTCTGCATAGTTGAACTCCGGATGATTCCCCCCCCACCACCACGAGAACAGCGCGTACCCGCTCACCCAGGGCAGCATGAGCTGGCGACGGTGCCACTCCCGAATCTCGGACGCCGCCGCGCCCTGGTCTCGCACGTCCACCGGCCCGCACTCGCTCAGGTACATGTCGCGCCCGGTGTAAATCTGGCGCAGGAAGTACAGGTGTCGCAGGCCATAGTACGGGTCGAGTTGCTTGCCCCTGCCCCAGTACACGTGTCCGTCGATGCGATCGCACACAGCCGCCGCGCCATGCCAGAGTCGCTGTCCCCCGCCGCCAATCAGCGCGGGGTCGTCACCGCAGCCTGGACTGGCCGGGCACAGATGCAGGATCGCGTCGGGCAAGCGCTCCCTCGCGCGCTTGTTCGCGACCTCCAGCCACAGGCCCGCCGTAGACCAGTGGTCATTGTCGTTCTGGTTGAAGCCCGGGCTCTCGACGTTGGGTTCGTTCCCGATCACGACGTCACGACTCACGCCCGGAACCAGGTCGCCCAGCAGCTCGATGCACCTGTCTGCTACCTGGATCGGATCGTTCGTGAAGACGTTGTGGTCGCCCCAGTACGGCCGCAGTAGGATCATGGCGTTGGGCCGCGCGGCTCGAATCTGGCGCGCCTGCTCGCGGTGGTCGTTGCCGGCAACGACGACGGTGTAGTGAGCGCCGGGCATCTGGAGCATGGTCCGAGTCTGATAGTCGGGCACGTTGCCCGCGTGCCAGCCCGCGATTGCTCTACTCACCCCGCCCTCCTCCCCGCCCACAACCGGCCCGTCGCCGCCGCGCCCATCAGTCTGGCTCGAATTCGGTTTCAAACTCGCCGGGCGTGAGAACATAGGAGCCGCGCTCCTCCGAGGTCACTATCCAGTTTCCGGGACAAACCCGCGCCTTGGAGTCTCCGTCCATCATGTAGCCGTGTTCTGTCATCGGCTTCCCGCACCATTCGCAGAACTGCGCGCGTCCGGATGTGGCGACGTATCTATATACGTCCTCATTGCCCATATCGGGCCATTGGTGCGCCTCAACCGTAGGTCTGACCTTATGCCGGAACTTTGCCATGTTGACTTACCCTCCTCCCAAACCCGATCCCCCGACTCGCCGCTGCGCCCAAAGGCTGCACTCGTCTGCGCATGTTGTCCCCCAGCTTCCTCCGCGTGCTCGCGCTGTACCGATGCGCCAGAGTCCCCCGCAGTTCAGGCCGGATGTAGCGCGCCAGCGTGCGCGCGCTGATGCCCAGCTTGAGACAGATGGCCGCCCTGGGCATACCCTCCCACAGCATGTCATTCGCAGCCATGGCTAGCCGTGCCCGCGCAATCTGCGATCGGTGAGTCTCCCGTCTCTCCCGCCCCACACCCGCAGCCCGGCGCCAGTCGGCGACGGTGCACGGATGCACCTGGAGCAGCGCACCGACGAGCTCGTCGGTCTTGCCCGCACTCAGCAGGGCCAGCAGCAGGGCGTCACGCGCGGTCACGGCAAAACAACCCACCCCAGCGCTCGCAGAACCGCAATCGCCATCAGCAGCGCCAGCGCCGCGCCGAACGCCAGTATGATGATCTCGCGCACGACGGCCAGAATGAATCTCACCATGTCCGCTACAGCCCCTCTATCTCCGCCTTGGTACTCAGAAACGTATTGCTCGTTTTCACCTGGGTAATCCGAAAGCCGCAATACCCCAGCTCGCCCCATCCATCCATGTATAGCCATACAGAGGAGGCGTGGTAGGTATTGATCGAGTTCCAGCCATAGTGGCTCCCATCGCCACAGCCAAGGAAACCCGAGCACGAGGTCACGTGGTCCCCGGCGTAAAACCACACGCGCCCGCACAGGCCCCTGCAGGACGGGTCTACGCCGCTGCACTCCCTGCGGCCATCGACATAGATCTCCTCTGCGCAGGCGCAGATCGGCCCGGGGCCTTCGCTCCAGTAGTAGAGGTAGGTGGACAATCGCGGGTTTTCTAGCCGCACCCACTCGCCCGTTTTGACCGTGATAACCTGCTCTGGCGGAACGGGAGTCCGAGTAGGTGTAGGCGAGCGTGTAGGCGTCGGCGTCCAGGGCGTGCCCCCGCCGACGATCACCGGTATCCACTCATCCCAATATTCACGTTGAGGCCCTTGGAGGGCTTTTTGCCAGAACAGATTGAACAGGATCACCTGTCCCTGCTTCCAGGTCGAGTTGATCCAGATGTCCGCAGAGATGGTTGCAGTTGATCCCACGTCCCAACAGGCGAGTCCGCACGTCGGAGGGGGGGCTGCATCCCCTGGGAACAGGTCGGTTCCTTCTGGCAACCACAGGCCGACCTGGGACGAGATAACCCCAGAGTACGTGATGATCGCCTTCAGCCGGCTGCGTGGTTTAGCGACGTTGAGAAACTGAATCTTGAGGTCTGGGATGTAGGGCGTTGGAGTCACGAACGTCTCCGTCGCGCTCGGCGTCCGGCTGGCGGTTCCAGTAGACGTAAATGTTGGTACAGGTGTAGGTGGGATTGGCGTGCCAGTAGATGTCGCTGCCAGCGTAGGTGATGCACTTGGGGTTGTATGCCATCGGCTCAGCTCCTCCACTCGTGTCGCCACTGTGACCAGCAGCGGATCGCGCACCGACGTCGGCGTCCCCCCTGGTGGAGGCGTCGAGCAGCGCGCAAGGCTCAGAATCGCAGCCGCGCCCAGGGCCAGCAACGCGCACCAGAGCAGGCGCTCGATTCGGCTCACGGTGCTACTCCCCTATGTGATACCCGGCAATGTCCAACCCCACAATGGCGGCGATAATCAGGATCAGGATGCCACAGATGCCATACACCACCCTCAGCGGCACCGCCTCGGTGCGCTGGTTGATCGACACGGTGACCTGGCCCACGAGTAGGTGCAGGGTCTGGGTCATCGTGCCGAGTGTGCCCTGTACCGCCTCCAGTGTCGCCATCAACCGCGACATCACGGCGGTGTTGGCCTCGATCACCTTGTGATCGCATTCGATGATGTTCATCAGCCATGCCTCGCGCTCCGCCCCCGCCATGCGGGTACGTCGGGTTGCGGCTTGTTCCTGTGTCTCTCCCATTCCATCTTACCCTCGTCCGCGTCGCGGGAACGCCCCGCACGCGAGATTCACTTGCCTTCAATCGACAAGACCCAGCCGTCCACCAGTCCGACTACCGCGCTGGCAACCCACGTCACGCCGTCATCGACGCTGTACAATACTCTCCCATCTGCCAGCATCGTCGCAATCACACCGTCCGTGTTCTGCGCCAGGAGCAGCGAATCCGCCCATGCAAAACCGCCCGGCCAGAACGCGGCCAGGCTGATGTCCGTCCAGTTCGCGCCGCCGTCTGTACTGCGGAGCATGTAGACCGTATCTACGCCGTCGTCCATCGTCACGAGCACCGTGCCCGCCGCCGTGACGAGGATATCGTAGGCGGTGCCGATCCCTACCCAATCATCATTGAGTGTGGTTAGGGTTGGCGTGTTCCAGGTTAGCACCTTGATGCGACTTGTGCTTGTCACAACGTACAGGTCATTTGGGCTAGTCGGATCGGCAGAGGCGTAATAGATCTTCGATGGGCTTCTGTCCGGAGCCCCAAAGTCATACAGTCCGTCCACGTCGATGCGAGTGAACGTGCCGTCGTCATGCACCTTGAGAATCTGAGAACGCTCATGCAAATCAGTGCCGTCGTCATGTTCGATCATCACGACAAAATAGCAGTCGGCCCCATTGTGCAACGGGCATACAAGGGTTGTGTCTATGTACAGAGTATCCCACACCGGAAACCAATCCTCGATGTCGCCCAGGTCGTACTGCGTCCAGCCGTCTCCGCCGTCTGTGGTGACGTATCCATGCACATGGCCATTCCCGTCTGCACCCGCTCCTATATCGTCATGGTTCATTGCAAATCCCAGTAGGCGATTGCGGTCAAATCTAAGCTGGCTCCCCATACCAGTGGCTTTCGCTGTTGTGTCGGCGATTTCGGACGTCCAGGCATCCGCCTTGTCGGTGGACTGGTAAATCTGAACGTCGACAGTCCCGCTATCCGAGATGATGTTGAGTCGCCCCCCTGCGCCATTCGACCCTAGCGCCAGCCACCGCCCGCGCTTCCCCATTGCGTCCCAGCCAGTAAGAGCATCGGATCTGCCGCCCCCGGAAACGAGAGAGCGAACGGCATGGATCAGGCCGTCGTCGGTCGTGCTGTAGAGCACGACGAATTTCGCCCACGGGATGGACGTCGGTCGCGCTTTCGTGATCAGCTTCCTCATGTCGCCACCAACCAGTACCCGATCTGATCGACTGTGTTCGCGCCGGTCACGATCTCATCCGAGTACAAGTCCCCCACTGCGATGCTCAGGATATCTCCGCCCGTCCAGGTCACGAGGCTGCTCACGTCGCCGCTCCCGCCCGACTGCGAGTCCAGCAATGTGGCATCGCTAGGATCGTGGCGCTCAATCGTCCAATCGCCCCCGCTGTCGCGCGTGGCGACGATGGCAGGATTCGCGCCCCCACAGTAGATGTTGATCGTCACGTCGTTGTCGGTGGAGTGAACGATGATGGAGGGATAGTTGCCGGCCTCCCCGACCGGGAATGTCTGCAAGGCCACGGTATCATTGGCATCGAGCAACCATGCGCCTGACGCGATGCTGTTCCCGCCGCCGACAATCGTCACAATGGTCGCGTCGTTGCCGGCATCATCCGTGGCGGTCACCCTGGCCCCAACAAAGTTGAGATTGGCGCGAGCGGTGAGCGGAGTGCCTTCTTCCTGGATAACGTGGCCGCCCCCGCCTGGGGTGGTCAGCTCCCAGCCATCCGCAGCCGTGTTGACGGTCACCGCCTGGCCAGCGGTCGCGCCGGCGGGGAGGGTGTGCCGGGGGCCGGTGATGACGTGCGCCAGCGGCGTCGTCTCCAGTTGCGCCGGGTCTCGGAAATGGGTATTGCCCGCCCCCGTTGAGATCAGCACCGTATTCAGCGCCGCCGGCGTCGGGCTCTGAAAGCCGCTCGTGTCGATCGTGTTCATCGGCTGGTTACGGCCCGCCATGCGGTCAATCGTCATCACACGCCGCCGCAGCTTCTCCGCCTCCGACTCTGGCCAGGCATCAATCGTGCTCAGGACCATCCGCGCCGTGCGCACGCCCTGCTCCGACACTTCCGTCGTCGCCTCGAGCACGATCAGGTCTGCGTCGATGGCCAGCCCGTTGTATCCATCCACCCACTCGCTGTACACCACCCGCACGGTGTCGCCCGGGTACACGGCCTGGTCGAGCTTGGCGACCGTGACCTCATACGCCTGGTTCAGCGCGGAATTCT